GAAAAAAAGATTACTGAATTGGATGATAATATTTATAGTTCTAATATAGAATATATAAAAGTTTATAATGAGAATGGTTTAAACAAAAGTAAAATAGAAAATACTGAATTGTATAGATTATGGGATAATTATAATAAATACATAGCGAATAGCAAACAAATTGATGAAGATATAAGCATAATTATTTCAAAAATTAGTGATGATAATAATAAAAAGAATAATAATACAAAATTACTTGATAGTATTAATAAAGATATTGATAATTTTAGAATTAATGCAAATAGATTATATAATGAATTAACTGAATATAATGATCATTTAGTATATTGTAAATATATCAAAAAGTATGATGAACTTGGAAATGAGAAGAGTTTATATGAAAGTAAAATAAAATATAAAAGATACATCGAGCCAAGAATAATTAAATTAAAAGGATTGGAGAAATCTTATAATGATTGGTACGAATATAAGGAGACTAATGATATAATTAATGCATATAGATATATTGAATTGAGCAAAATAATAAGCGAAGTTGATGTAAAGATTTCAAATAATAATAAAAAAATAACAAAAGACAAAGTATTGGCCAAAACAAAGATAATTAAAGATATAGATGAGAGTAATAATGAAATTAAAAGTGTTACTGAAAAAATAGCACATATAGATGCCTTAGAAAATTATAATACGACTAATTTAAATAATTATTATTACTATGATAAGGAGTTACATAAAATAAATGATGTAATAATAATATTAGATATAATAATAAGTAATTTCAAGGATTATAGAATAAATTTGTATAAGGAGCATATATTGAAGAGATTGATAGAGAAGACTAATAATTATATTAAGGATTTGTGTCATGATGAAACTAAAAAGTTCAAATTAGATTATATGATAAATCAACAGAAGGATATAATACATATTAATTGGTTGATTCATAATGTTACAAATGATAATATAAAGCAAATTATATCAATAAATCAGGCATCTGGGTTCCAAAGATTTGTAATATCATTGGCATTGAGAATGAGTTTATATTCAAATACACAATGTGAGCAGATATTTATTGATGAGGGATTTACGGCATGTGATAAACAGAACTTGTCATTGGTGCCTGGATTTTTGAAGAATTTACTTAATACATTTAGCGGGGTAGTAATAATGTCACATATAGATGTTATTAAAGAGAGTATGGATATAGTGACAAATATAGAATATAATAATAAAACAAAAACATCTAATATAAATTATAATATTTAAAGATATTACATTATTATAGTATAAAATTATGTCGTATCCATATATATCTAGTAATATATATGGAAGTTTGGGGGAACAATTATTTCAGATAGCAAATGTATTTAAATTTGTGAAAGAATCACGAAAAAATAAGATAAGGAGAAAGGTTGTTTTTAAGAAGGACGAAAATAGATATTGGGATACTATATTTAATGGAATATTTAAGATATATGACGAGGGTGTATATAATAATATTGATTTTTTAGAATTACATGATGATTTAGAAAGCTACTATGATAATAAATCACATATAAAATTAACAAATTGCTGTAATATATTTGACGAAAATATAAAGGAAAGAATGGTGAGAATAATATATAATGATGAGAATTTAATGTATGGTGCATATTATAAATATAGAAATATACTTGATCATTTTGGAGAAGACACAAATGATAATGATATGATATCTATTGAATATGATAATAACTTGGATAATGAATATTATATAAATGGAGTTGAACATGTAGGAATTAAAAACCTAGTAATATTTTGTAAAAATAAGGATGAGTGTAATACAGTATTTACGAGGGGTAAATATAATATATATTATGTAGAAAATATGGATGCTGAGGAGGAGATAATATTATTTTCAATGTTTAAGAACAATATTATATCTGGGTCTATGAATAATTTATGGGCTAGTTACATAAGTCATTATGATAATAAGATTGTTATAGCTCCTAAAATAATGAAGGATAGTGGGTATAAAAATATAACAACTTATTTATAGTTATATAATGTCTTTAATTTTATTTATTTTATTTTTATCAATATTGTTATACAATTTGTTGAAGCAATTTTGCAAATTCAAAAAATCATATTCGTTATAAATTATTTCATAGTAATATTTCAATTGATAATTGCAGTATCTTTTATTATCGAGTTTAAAAATTATTTCTTTATATAATTCAATATCTCCAAATATGTTATCTGTATCGTAAACAGATAATATTAGATTTGTATTATCTAAATATTGTAATATATATTCTTTATTAAATATGGGGAAATTATTATTATTAATGACATCAGTAATAATATTATAGTTACCATATTTGATAGAAATTATAATATCATTTTTAGAAAACAGATCTATATTGTTATTAGATGCGAAACTAATTAAATTTATCTTTAACAGATTCATTTATATAATATAAGATTTAAAAAAAGTATATATTATAATACTTATATAAAAATATGAATCATGAAATACCAATATGGACTAAAAATAGGTATATAGTATCTGGATATAGAAGTGGTAATTCAAATAAATTAGGATATATGGTATCAATATTTAAAATTCATAATGAGACTATTAATATATGGACACATTTTATAGGACTATTGTACTTTTTGAATAATTTAATATTAAATGTAAATGAAAATACTACACTTATTTTGTATGAAATAGTTTGCGTTATATGTTTTGGCATATCAACAATTTATCATATTTATATGCCTTATTCTCAGAAAAATTACATGTTATTATTGAAATTGGATTTAATTTCGATAATATTAAATATCGTTACATCTAATATATTGATATATCATTACTGGTTTTGGTGTTATGATGATATTAAAAAAGTATATAATATCATATCATTATTATATTTGGGGATAGGATTTGTGATATTGCTAAATGTAGATATTATTAAACAATATAATTACATATTGGCATATTATAGTTTATATAATTTAGGTATAGTTATAAGTTATTATCATATTTATATCATATCATATGGTAATGTAAATGAAATAATAAAATATAATTTTATAAAGCCATTACAATATTTTGGTATAGGTTTTATAATATATACTACAAAAATGCCTGAACGGATTATATCGCAATACTTTGATATATATGGAAGTAGTCATCAATTTTGGCATATATTTTCTTTCATGGGTAGTTATTATTATCATGAAGAAATTATAAAAAATATAAATTATAGATTAATAGATAATTGCTATTATTGTTTTAACAATGCGAGTGCGATGGCTGCTCTAACATCAAATTGTGTAATATGATCGTCCATAATATTTCTTTTTTTCTGCATTTTATCTTTGATTAGCGATAGTTCGTTTTCGTAAATCCATGTTCTTTCATGACTATCGCCTGAAAGAGTATCTACTGAATATTCATCTAAATCAAATGTAATATAGTCGCTTTCTTTAAGCAAGAGAGTTTCACCATGTTTAGATGCGAAATTATCATAAAATTGTGCATTTTCACCGCAATACTCCATATCCATCCATGCTTCACTAATAATTTGTTGCATAGTATCTATTTTAGAAATAGATTGTTGGAGTTCGCAAATATTATTTTCGTCATAGGTTAGTTCAAGTTTTTCTTCAAGATTGTTGAAGATGTCAGCTACTTTGCGTTGCAGATGGCTTCCGTACAAAGGCATATTACCTACTATAATAATAAATAAAAAGAATCAATTTTCAATAAAAATAGAACAAATATTAGCAATCTACATAGAATGTTTGCATGGGGCTAATAAAGCCCGAATCCTTAGATATAATTCTATAATGAAAGTGTTTACTTAATGCTATTGTAAATGCATTGTTTACTTTATATTTATCAGGACAATATATTCGTATATCTGCTCTGCCATTTTTAACAATTGCCAAGCCACTATTGCTAAAACCTTTATATGCATCATATGGATTGCTAATAACAAATCCTGTATTATTGGATGCCCAATATATAACTTTGGTACCATCGTCATAATCAGACATATCAATAGAATAATTCAAATTAGCACCATCAGGATATTGTGGTTCAATAAATAAATTAGATGGTATAAATGTAGCACCTAAAAAGGGTAGGTATGTTTCTTTTTTAAGTAATAAAAATACAACAGCGATTAATGCAAAAATACTAAGTATACGAATAAATAAATTACAATCATTATCAAGCATTATATATGTGGATGTAATGATAGTGAATAACATTATAACCATATATAATATGATATTAATATACAAATCAGTAAAAAAAACTTTGTTCATTATTACTATATAAAAAGAATATAATTACTATTTAGCCTCTATAAATTTCATCAGCCACTCCCATTTTAATTGTTTCTTTGGAATTAAATTGAATATCTTTAATCAATAGATTATTTAGCATTTTTTTTGTAATTTTAGTTTTAGTCAAATAAATATTATTAATATGTTCCTGTACTTTAATACAATTTTTGTAAGTATCATCAATATATGCTAGTTTACCCCAGCAACCAGATCGCAATTCGTGAATAAGCACATATGAATTTTCTCCAACATATCTTTTTTTACCATGAATACTAATAATAGTACCCGCAGAAGAAACATCACCATCAATAACTGTATTAACCGGAACCTTTAAATTGTTCATACAATCAATAATAGAAAATGCCGAACTGACACAACCACCATCAGTTGTAATGTGTAGATAAATTTCTGGTTCATTTTGTGTTGAAATAGCTTCCATTTTGAGTGAAGTTTCTAAAATTCTCAATTGCTTACATAATTGAAATGCTGTTTTCTGAGTAATATTATCAGAAAAATAGATATGATTGTTAAAACTATAAATATTACCATCAGATGTTTTTACTAGACCATCATCATCATCTTCCATACGTGGTCTCTTTCTTTTATTATTAAACTCCATTATTAATATATTAAATATATTATAATCTTATATTGTTTTAGCAAATATACAATGATAAAAGTTATTTATATATATTGGGCGCAAAAATTTATAAATGCTCCTGATGTTGTTAAAAAGTGTTTATTATCTTGGAAATTACATAATTCTGATTGGAAGATAATAGAATTGGATGATGATAATTTGTATGAGTATATAAATATTGATATGTTAATACCTGAAATAAATAAAAAGGAGATAACTAAGACCAGTTAT